CAATCTTTTCTTCAGCCATCTCTAATGTAATGTATAGAACATTTTGATTTTGAGATAAACAGGATGCAGCAACATGACACATGAATAAAGATTTACCTACACCAGTACCCGCAAGACAAATGTTTAAGGTTTTCTGTGGAAGACCGCCCTTCGTAATCCTGTTAAAGTAATCGAGATCAAACGGAATCCTCTCTTCGACGCGATGGTAGTAATCAAAACGATCATCACTGTCATCAATATAGTCATGACCAACATGAGGATCAAAACTAACTGAAAGGGCATCGCTAAGTATGTCTGGAATGGCTCCTTTGTCTTCTGTTGATTTTGGATTGTCAAGGATTGAGATGGAGTCAACGACTGCATTGTAGATTGCTTTGTCTTGGCAAAACTTTTCAGTCGTGTCCAATAACCAATTAATGTCTGTGTAATCTTCTGCATTAGAATCGATCTCTTTTAATAAATTTAAAGAATCTTTAAATTCGTCCTCATTCATTTTAGTCTCAGAAAGTTCAATCTGTAAAGCCTCCTGAGAAGGAAGTGAATTATATTTGTTTACAAAAGTATTTACCTTTTCGTAAAGTATTTTATCAGCGTGTTCTGTAAAGTAATCAACTTTCAAGAAGGGCAATACTTTTCTGGTATATTCTTCATTCTGTAATAGATTCTTTAGTATTGCTATTTCTGTTCTCATTATTCGCAGTCTCCCATAATATTTCTAATAGTGATTCGCCAAGTTTTCTTTCAAAGATATCTCCTTCTTCATCTGTAAGACCATTCTCACCGATACTAGATGGAGCTGTAATTATATCATATTCATAATCGCAATTAAGAGAACCGTCTTCATTAAGTTTTGGTTTAAGTTTAAAGTTTTTATATTTAACTACTACATGATGAAATGGACCTTCGATAATTTGAATACAAAGATTTTCAACATCATCTTCATCGGGATTAGAACAAATACGAAACCAACTATCCTTCAACTTCTTCGACTGAATCTTCGGTGCTAGATTCGGCATTTGCCCCCTTTCCGTATGTAAATTCAGTATTTGCAGCTTCATCAATCTTGGTCAATATCTCTTCTGTAAAATATTTTTCAGGATTTTTTAGTATTTGTTTTGCGTACAACTTAGTACCATCTGGTAACTCATACCGTGTAGATACTTTAGGTATTATACCATATTTTTCAGCTAATTCAAGTAGTCCATAATACTTACTGAGCCCTTCATCATAAGTTAGAAGAACGTCTACTCTTTTATTTTCTTTGGTTAGTCTTGACTTAAAGTTTTTACAGTGAATGATGTTACCAATTACATCTGTTCCATCTTTTTCTTTTTTCTTGGATAGAAAAACGATGTTAGATGCTGCATACTGTAAACCAGAACCACCACCCATAATATCTTGTGGAAACATAGCTCCAACTTGTTTGTATGTGTGATTAGTAACCAGTAGAGGTATTCCAGCTTTTGCAAGTTTGAGTGTCAATACTCTGAACACACCCTTTACAATTCGTGCTTTAGTCATATCCACTTTGTTCGCACCTTCAGTAATATCTCCAACTTCTTTAGCTGTAGATAACATACCAAGACTATCAAGACAAAGTAGAAGTGGTGTGTCACCATTTTTTGCAATGTGTGCGTCTACTATCCTTGATGCTTGTTGACCAAAGTCCTGTATCGTAGCAACTGGCAATTGTATAAATCTTTTTGTGTCAATATTTTTCTCCTCAATCATTTCATGAGTGAGAGCAGATTCAGACTCAAAGTACAAAACACCACCGCTAGGATGGTCTTCAAGAAACTGCTTGCATAACCCCAAAATGAAAAAAGATTTTCCAGTTGCTGACTCACCCGCGAAAGCAGTAATTTTATTCGATGGTAATCCTTTGTGGATACTTCCAGATAATAGAGCATTAAGTATATAAGACCCAGTGTTAATATATTCATTTACATTTCCTAGCATTCCATCTGCAACTCTGGAAGCGTATTCGTTTCCTGCTACAGATAATAGTTCATCAAGATAATCACCCATTCTTTTTCCTTAGTAAAAGTTCATTCATTATAAGTTTTATTGTAATATTGTATTCTACTCTGTCAGAGTATTCTTCGGATCGATCTCTCCGAAATCTTAACGCAGTTTCTAGTTGAATTAAATCTTCAGTCAACCAACTACCGTAACTTATTTCTTCCATAATAGCTATTATACCATGTATTTAAGATTTGTCAAGAAAAGAAGTCCATGATGGTAGCTTTCTTTTCGTGATCCCACCCTATAGTTTGAAGTAAAACTTTCATAGGGTCAAGAAATGCCTTTTCAAATTGACGTTCATAATCTATGTACTCTTCTAATTTAAATTCCTTTGGGAGTTCATTTAACATAGCGATAGATGAATCACCAGTAGGATTAGGTTCTTTCAAATATGTATATTTAATCTTTTCTCCCTCTTGAATGAGTGGATATTTCTTCGTTAGTTTATTCTTTTCCAACATCATGTTGTAAATCAAAGACCCCTTAACATGGAGTGGAGTTGACTTCCTGTAAACAGAAGCAGAATCTTTATACTTGTCAAGACCTCTAACAGATCTTGGAAATGATACTTCTTCTGGTGGAAGTGTTATAAATTTAGATTTGAACAATCCAATAAACTCTATAACTTGTTCCTCAGTTCCATTCATGATGAGTTTGAATGCGTCCTTGAGTGCATTACGACAAGTCTCAGGAGTTGAAGATTTAACAGCTTCAATACCCATAATCTTGAGTTTAGGTTCATCATACTGGACACCCTCAGAGTTATGAACATTCAGAATGTATCTTTTCTTTGCAGTCCAGATTCCAACATCAGCCAGAACCTCTCTCTTCATCACCATCTTTTGTTCAAATGCATTGACATACTCTGCCATGTCATCATAACAATTATCAATCACATCTTGAAGTTTACCATCGCAAACTTTATCCATGAATTCAATAACTTTGTCAGTATCTGTGAGTCCTACTTTATTAACGAATGTATCAAAAGCAACATACAGGGAGTCCGTATCGGAAGCAATAACATAATCTATATTATCTGTTTCTAAGATTTTATTTAAGTATTGATTGACTGCTCTCTCAGCCCACCGAATGGAAAGTTGACCTGCAACGGATACAGCTTCAGCATTCCTTACATCATAAAAACGAAACCACTGATTACCGAGGGCTCCGTAGGCTGAGTTGAGAGCAATCTTTAAGTTGATCTGCATATTGTGATACTGAGCCAACTTATTTGTATTTGCGGCTTTACCCTTCTTCTGTTCCGCGATCATCAGATCCTTATACTTCACTCGGTCAGTATACATCTTTTCCATAAGAGCTGGAAGGAATCCCTGTTTCTTACGAGAGTATAAAGAACCATTCGGAGTTAGAGTAAGATCATTGTCTTTGAGAAACTTAGTATCCATCTTCATATCCAACATAGACTCTACCATAACATGATGACCATTAGAATCTTTTCTAGCATCTGGATGCATCCCTTTCAGTGTCTCAGGAGAAATGTTATACTGCATAATCAAATGTGGATATAGTGAGTTCAAGTCAAAACTACAAACCCACTTATGCCGACCTACTTGTGGATCTTTCACATAAGCACCTTCATAAACTGAATCCTTAACAGTGTGAGACTTAGGTGGGATTACGATATTCTGGTCTTTGAGATGATTATAGATAATACAATCCCACATCTTTACTGGACTGAACACATCATTATAATTACACTTGGCCATGTAAGCTAGTGAAATAATCATCTCCATAAGTTTTAGTTTTTCCTCAAGTCTTTCAACCAAGACAACATCCTGAACATTATAATCTAAAAACTTTTGAAAGTTTGTTCTATAGAGTTCGTGTAAAGAAGACGCTTCTGAATAATCTAGTTTCTTCTCTCCTAGTTCAGCATAAGCAATATGATTTAAAGTGTATGATTCTTGAGTAATATACATAAACTTCTTATATGCATCCAAGTAATCAATACTTGCCAATCCAACCAAATCATATACTTGTTGCTTTCTACCACCCAATACATTGACTTCAGTTTCTTTGTACCAACCCCACGGAGAAAGTCGATTTGCTGCTTTCTCTCCTAGTAGTCTACGAATTCTATTCATAATATAGGGAATATCAAAGAATCGAGAATTCCATCCAGTAACAATATCTGGATAGTCTGCTGACCAATCGGAAATGAATTCTTCAAGTAAGGTTTGTTCGTTCGCACAATGAATATACTCAACTCCATTAGAAGCAACATATTCACCACACGCATAAGTTCTGAACTTACCATTCATCTTTATAGAAATGGCTAGAACTTCTTCATTAGCTTCTCTTATATTGGGAAATCCAAATTCAGAACTAGTTTCAATATCTATGAATGCTATTTTGATTTTGGATAAGTCGTAATCTACGAGTCCTTTATATTGGTCAGAGATGAATGAGTATTGAAACTGGTCAACACCAAACACATCTCCACCATATTCTCTCATGGCTTGGCGAGAGTCTTTCATAGAACCCCATTTGACAGCAGCAACATTCTTACCGCTTAGGGTTTTCCATTGAGGATTTTGGGGTTTTTGGGATTGAACGTAAAGGGTAGGTTCGTAAGGAATCTTAGTTTTAAAAGACTCCCCACGATTATCGAATCCTCGGATAGCAATAAAATTACCATGAGGTTGAACATTAGTATAGAACATTATAATTTATTTGGTTGGTGGTCAGGGGTAGTCTATGTATTTAACGTAACTTACTTTTAACTTATCTAAATTATTATAACATAATAATATGTGTTTGTCAACCCACGAACGCCCTCGATTGGCACCTACTACAAATAAAACTTGTAAATAAAGTAACCAAAAATATTTCATATTCCTATTCTATGTAAGAAGACCAGACTTGTAACTTGTCTTTCCATTAACTCTTAGAGCTGTCATGGTTTTACCGCGATTACTTCCATCAAGAACATAAGAACAATGAATCCATCCACTGTTTGGGTCAACTCCATCATAAAATTCTAGAATGAGTTGGTCAAATATTAGATTACTTTCAATCCATTTTGCAAGATTAGGATTTGAAATTCTTGTTGATTCAAAATCTGCTGCTTGTCCATTACAATGCTGACTTGTCTTTGAGCCACCCACTGCCTTATTTAATGCAGGAGAACGATATCCGCTATTGATACGAATAACTCCAAATTCTTCTCTTACTGGTTGTAAGATAAAATTACAAAGATTTGTTAAATTGATAACGTGTTCTCTTGATGCATCATTTGATATACCTAAACGATCAGCTGTAGAACTTTTTATCATTTCTTGATACCCAAAGTTTTTTGTCAGGTGTCCGCTATAAGATGGTATCTTGGTTGCCACTATATTCCTTCCTAATCTTGTTTAATATCAACTGAACCAGTAGTAGGATCAAATGTAAGTGTGAATGATTTTTCAATTGGTTTGAGTGTTCCGTCTGCTTTGATGATAGGTAACTTACCCTCAACAGCAGCCATCAATGCATCTTTAGCATTATCGAATTGATGTGCGGGGTCTTCTTTTATAGCTTTGT